AATAATGCGGCACCGTCGGTATCCGCTAATACTGTTTCTACTTTTTCTGTTTTTGCTGCTTCAATTAAAACAGCCAGCCTTTCAATGGCCTCACATAATCCACCACCTTCTGACACGACCTGCTGGAATAATTGGTTTGTTGCATTTAACCCAACATAAACACCAAACTCATACCCGTGCATTGCTACTTCTTTGTCTGTCATTAGAATAAATCCGGTATGTCTGTTGTGAACCCAATTTCTGGGCGAGTATCGGTGGTCAGGTACTCATAAAACTTGGCGCATTTTTCTTCCATTTGCTCCAAGTAACTATTATCGCGCTCAATTTCGAGAACGATTAACTGCTTGTCTGGATCTTTGTACCGTGGATCAAAACTAATAAAATGGCAGACTTCTTTTTCGGTACACCATATTTCAGCTTGAATTTGAGCTTTGTAAGTGTCGGCACCAACGCCGTGGATTACGGTCATCGCATGAATTTCTTCATTAAACGGGCACTTTACTTCCTGAACAGCCTCGTCGGTAATTCCATCAGGTAATACCGCCACATATTCAATTCTCGGATGAACGATTGACACCTTCGGCACCAATACATCAATTCCATTTTCGATTTCATAATTCGCGATGGCCACAGGTTCATAACGGTTTCCCCAATCAAGTGATGGTGCGTATATTTCGTCACCAATAGCGACGTCTGGCTGCTCAAGCTCTATCTTTTTTGTTTCGAGCAACGTACACCAAGCTTTTGGCCCACCAACCATGATGGTGCCCATGATTGAGCCGGTGATTTTGCCTAAGCGCTTACTTTTTTGTTCCGCTGTTAGCATTTTAGCCCTTCTTCTTTTGTTCGTTTTTCTTTGCGCCAACTTTTTTATTGTGGGCTACTAAAGCACTTTCAAGGCGTTTCTTACAGGCTGCGAATTTCTCAACAGGCAATTGCTCAATGGACTCAATTTCAAATGCTGTGTAAATTTTATTAACATTTACTTTTGATTCGACTGCAAGCTTATTTAATTCCTGAACCTGCTCGTCGCTGATTACCACAACTGCTGGCTCACTGGTTGAGCTATCGATTTCTGTTGAAGATAAACCTTGATGCTCGTTAAGTAATGACTCCGCTTCCATAAAGCGCTGAGTTGTTGGCCATGATTTAGATCCACGACGAAGTAATGTCTTTTTCATCATTTCTTCTGGCCACGTTTTCCATGGGCCATTTGCTGCTTTTGATGTTTTCCTAACGTCATTGATTTCTGACATCGGCATAGTATCAACAAGGTAATCGCCATTATGGAGCTTAGCAATTGAGTAGCCACCAACAATGTCACCTCGGTCTTCTTCTGAGGCAAACGCATCAAAATCATGAACGGGTTTTTCGTCAATACTGAGGAATTTAAAGGTATCTTCTTTACGGACAAGAATTGCTTTGGCCCAAATAATTGAACCTGAGTCAGTGGCAATTTTAACAAGGCCGCGGTATGAAATATCCAAACAGGCTTTGCCATCACGAGGAACGAGATAAGCTAATTTTTCTGCTGGGTTAAGTGAGAGCCCGATTGATGCAACATTAACTATTGCTTTACGGAATGATGCTGCTGGGCAACCTTGTAAATACTTACTTGCCTCAATGGCCTGCATAGCAAAACCAGATTCTTTTGACCAAACCATATGGCTGCCTTGTGCTGCGGCGATTTGTTCAAAATGCTTTTTGCCATGTCCGACTGACTGGCGAATGCTAACCATTTTATCTTGTTGTGCCATCTGTGTGCTCTCTCTGTATTCGTTGTGTGCCTTGAATGTGTACAGATAATAGCTAAGCGATTGATGATTGTCTAGAAAAACATATTGATGGGGGTATAAGTAAAACTAATGGGGGTGATAAAGTTTTTATAAAAGTACACAACCTGCTTGTAACTGGCTTTCGCCACACATCCCGTCGTTCGGGCTTTCGATTATGGGTGCAGAGTTATTTTTTTGCTTGCCCGTGCACTTTTGTAAAAACTCTAAGGTTTATGACGCCCTGAGACTACAGGAATCGTGTGGCTCCTTTAAGGGGGTTACGAATCAGTTTGCGACTGACCTTTCCCCTCTGTCCACTCAAGCCTCGGAAATCCTCGCGCAAAAGTAGAACCACATAACTGCCGTTTTATTTACAGGTCTGGCGGTAGACCTATGCCGTAAAGTTATTCTGCCATCTCAATTCCCCGCAACACCGCTAAGTGTCCCGAGTGCTCTCCTCGACAAAATCCTCTCCAGTTGCACTTTTGAGGACTCTACATTACCCGAAGGCTGTAGATTTAAGTTACTTTCACCTTACGCTGAACAACGTCTTTGCATTTTTTAAATGAATTTCAAGTTCATTTGCTTTGTAACAGGAATCGAACCTGCGACACAATGATTAAGAGTCATTTGCTCTACCAACTGAGCTATACTTGCAACCTACGAAGATGTGCGCTGTTCAGTTGCTTCAATCTCGTTAAAAATCAAAATACAACACACCCTCTGTCTTTAACCTGTCGGCTACTCGACTAATATCTACGAACTTGTCAGACCTCCCAGCCCTGCCCGTTCTGAAATTTGAACACATGCCTTTGCGTACCCGCTCTGACTTAATATTCTACCCTTTAGCGATCACTGTTCACTTTAAGTGGACAATCCTTACGGACGGGGCCTTTTATACACCCTTTACTCCACCTAATAACTTGCAGCTATATCCAGTCAAGAACTGAATCTGTAGCCATGTACATCACTTCGGCTTGCACGATTTACTATCGAAATAGCGGGGGTCGTGTAGGACTTACCCCTTCAATCACTGTTGCCAATGACCGACATCCTCGTGCGGATTTATGTGAACGAAGCAAGCCTCATCCACGGAAAGCATACTACTCATCGATTGATTACCTGTCAACAATAAACTATACTCATTTTGACAATTATATTTATTGATACATTAGGAAATTTTATGACGACCAAAGAAGAAATAACAAAAGCAAATCAAGATGCAGCGTGTATGGTGGTTGAGCTTATGGGTGGCCCAGCTGAGGTAGCTCGAAAATTAACGGCAAGGCTTCAAGAAGCGAATCCTTATGATGCCAAAACAATTCGTATTGGCTCTATATGGAGCTGGATGCACCGAGATAAAAGTGGTATTCCAATTATGTTCGTTGAAATGTTTGAAGATTTATCATCAATCCCGAGAGAGGAAATTAGGCCGGATATTCCATGGCGTAAATAAAAAAATTCCAAGGACGGAAAATTTAAACCACAGCTATCATTTTAGACCGTTCTGCATGGATAACAAAGAACTGTCTAATTGTAATACCCTAATCACATAATATTTCCACTCACCAGAGTTTGGGATGTTCTAATTCCCGTCGGTGCTGGCCCACCTCTTGCCAATCCATGGCGGTCATGCAGTTAAGCGAGTGTTCAGTACGCGAATACATAAATAATGTTTGTATTCACTTGGTCGCGCTGGTCTTAGGCGCGTTATGTAATTTATTCCCACGTATATCGAACCGGTTATGTTGACCGTAACGGTCGAGTTTGATGTTTTTGCCACTGAAACGTGACGAAAGGTAGACATGAAGGGAATATTTGATATAATTATCCCGTCAGGCGTGCAAAACTCGACAGCTGATTAAACCTCATTGAACCTAAAAACTCAATGGGGTTTTTTCTTTTCTGGGGATCTAATTTTCTTATGGAGCTATAAGTAAATTTAATTGGCATTATGAAACCAGTCTCTCTACAATTTGAGGATGAAAAATAATCACTTTAAAGACGCTGTATTTAAACAGTATAGAGAAAAGATTCTTCTTATTAGCGAGCACTATGATGGGTGTAAGTATGAAAATCGAGACATCCCAATAAGCGCCTGCCAATGCGATTGTTTTTGTAAGCAGATATTTAATCTTGGCCGTGATGCTGAAAAAGATTTGTTTCAAAAATGAGTAATAAAAAATACCCAAAAATAGGAATAGTTTATAGGCGCTATCACAACACCTCTGCTAAATGTAGGTGTGGTGAGATAGGCAAATATAAAGCAGAAATCGAATGGGATTATATGCGCGGCAACGATGAAACTGTCTGGGCCTGCGAAGATCATAAAAATGATGTTGCTTTTTTAACAACCTTGAACGGAGAACCACAATGAAGACATTAATTTTACTTATGCTATTTATCGTTAGCACAACAAATGCAACCGCTGGCGATTATGTCGTTGATAAGTACGGACCATACAAAATGACCCAAGTTGACCGGTATCTCGATGGTGATTCATTTGAAGGCTGGGTATCTAATTACATTTACCAAACCACTTTTGTCCGAGTCAGGATCAGGGGTATCGATGCTCCAGAGAAACGCGGATCGGATGCTTGTGAGAAAGTTCTCGCTGAAAAATCTCGTTTATACCTGATAAGTTTAATTGATAACTCAAAATTTGTGATATTAGATAACTTGAAATATGACAGTTTTGGGAGGGTGTTAGCGACAGTAACCGTCGAAAAGGGTGACGTAGCAACACTTATGATTAAAGCAAGTATGGCTCACCCGTATAAATTGCGTAGTTTAATTTGGTGTACCAGTGGATAAATAAAACTTATGACCGTGCTACACTTAAAGCATGGATATTCTTATTATGTTGTTTTTACCATTCATTGTAATAATCGGCGGATTGGCCGCTGGCTTTGCTCCATTTTATTTAGGAGCTCTAGCTCATCAATATACAGAAGACAAACTACCAAAAAGCGGCTGTTGGCTTATCACCTTAGCCGCTTTTTTTTCGTCGATTTATTTAATTAGCGGTTTGTTTGCTCATTAATTCATAAACGTATTTTTTACGCTCATAAAACTTTTTACGAATATCGTACCGCTTACCTTTCTTCGCTGTTGTTGTAGCTCTGGTTTGCGCTGAATCAATAAATGATGAAGACATGCGCCAGCGAGGAATGCGCCCATTCATAATATAACGGGCATCTTTCTTGCTTACTCCGCCAGCAATAATAATCCTATGAATAGTGGATTTTTTAACCTTTAGCTTTTCTGCCGCATTAACCATTTTAATTATTTCTTTGAAGCTGCTTTCTCGGGCCCTAATCATTCCATCAAAAGCTGTTTTAATTTCTTTTTTTGTAACGTCAGACCCACTACTAACCACTTTACTAAGAATTTTTGAGGCGCCCCTTTTTGCATAATTAAAGTCGAGGGCCTTATATGACATTGCTTTTGGAATATTTAATGTTCCCATACGGAAACCGGCTAAAGCAAATAACTCATCCTCTGTTTTATATTCCTTACCACCCGGCGAGGTATATCCTTGTTGGGCTTTAATGAAGTTTTCAGCATTGGAGAATGATCCGGGTTGAGCCGCTTTACGGAAGTGATTTGTCATATCAAAAGCAATTTTGCTGAGATTATCTTGCGGGTTCCATACTGGGCCACCCGTACTTAGCTTTTTATTGAAGACAACCTCACCTATTGCTCCAGCGGCAATATCTGGACTAAAGAATGGGGCGCCAAATTCAAGCATGGCGTCCAAGATTTTTTTATCTAAACCTTCATTATTGTTGTTCATGAGGGCTGTAATTGGTTTCTTCAAATAGGTATATGGATCATAGTATGAGAAATCATAGTATTTTTGATACCCATTTTCATTTTAACCAAGATAAATAAGCTGAGAGTTGCGAACCCATGGAGCGTCAATTTTACGCACAGCTTCATCATCGTCTTTATCGAGACCCATCATTAACATGGACATGTACGACAATGATGCTGAAATTGAAGTGGCCATTGCCATACCTAAAGCACGCCTAGCTGCCATTTCTTTATTTCCTTCCGCGATGTCTTCTGCTAAAAAGCGAACCTGATTTGATGATGTCCTGATAATTTCATACGGAAAAGAAACAAATGTTCCGATTAATGGTGTGCGACGCAACATTCTTATTGATTTTGGCACCATAGAGTATGTTGGGTATCCATTACGAATACGATAAGCCGCTTTTTCTTCCGCTTGTTTTTTTGTTTTTCCAGCTTTCATCTGCAAAGCAACTTCGTTTTCAAAGCCGATAATCTTCCAGAAATCATCGCCAACTTGGTATAGTTTCTGAGCGAAATTCAAGAAGCGGCGCAATGATTGAGTTGATCCCTTAGTGTAAATATCAATTTTCATGAAATCTTCAAGGGCATGACGTAACTCTTCTGCACGCGGATTGTCGTGTAATACGCCAAGCGTGATTAGATTACTAAGATATTTGCGCCATGTTTCATCTTTTGTCCATAAATCTGAACGTGCCGCGCTAAATGCTTTGGCTCCATGAGACCAGTTAAAGTGGCCATTCATGACGGAAGACATCGCTGCAGACATAAAGTTACGAGCCTGCGTGGTTGGAGCAAGAATCGTTTTACCGTACTTAACGGCTGAGTTAAGACGAATAAAGCCACGCATTAACTTGCCGCCCTCAATAGGGTCGCGGGTGTCTTCCAGAGCCTGAACGAAGTCGCTTGTCGTATACAAGCCATCAATAGGGTTCATTGACTTAGAGCCTTTTGCTGCAATCTGCTTATCAAAACCGCCGATTTTGCGCTCAAACAAGAATACGCCCAAGCCTTTTGCACGTAGCTGCATTAAAAACTCATGATTCGCCAAATAGTTGTACATATTTGTGCTGGTACGAACAAAATTAACACGAGGATCCGTATATTCGCCCAATAACTCACGAATAATATCTGGAACATCTTTGCGTTTAGTTAATATTGATACGTCTTTTTTCCCGTACTTTGAACCCTGCGATAAGAATGAGAAAAAGTTACCGCTATCTTGTGCTTCTTGCAAGATCCCACGAACAGCACCATGCACCTCATCTGCCATCAGGTCTGGGTTTAGTGCGAAAATATATGCCTCAGCACGTTTTATTAAGTCTTTGTTTTTGAGCGCTTTATTTTTCCATTTCTTGTTATCAAAAGCCTCGTATGAGCGATTCATGTAAGTGCCCATGTTGTCAGAGATTGTTTTGTGCATCTCGTAATGGCTTTGAATTGATGCTGGAATACTTCCCTCTGGCTCACCTTTAAGGAAAGCATCAAATGACGCCTGTTGCTCGGCGGTTAGTTTTCCATATTCAATAGCCATCATATCTTCCATGGCTTTTTGCATTCCGGCAGATAGGCGATCAATGTAAACACGCATACCATCCAAGACTTCCTTTAGTTCTGCGGGGATCTTGGTGTCTTTGCCTTGAAGGTAATCATTTATAGCCTCTAAGTCTGCGGTTGGAATAGAGATATAGCTTTTGGCTTTAAAGTGTTTCTTCATCGCCTCCTCAAACTTATGAACGACAAAAGAAACATCTTCTTCGCCAGCCTTCATTAATGAGTCGCTTTTGATTTTTGCCTCAAAGCCTTCGTCTGGCAAACCACCCTCTTTTGTGAAGAAGCGCTTCATGAATTTTTTAAGTGGGCCGGCGGTATCACTGTAAACACCATCAACTTTGTCGATATTGTTTTGGATTTGTTGAACGGTGTTTTTTGCAATCTGACTAACTTCGGTTCCTTCAATAGACTGGCGCATACCAACAAGAGTCTCAGTAATTTCAGACTTTGTGAGTTTAAGCGATGGCATAATGTTACGAGCCCACTGCATGATTTTAGAAATTAAGCGTGAAACCCAAGTTGATTGTGGGTTTAGCTCAGCCTCAATAGCAATAAATTCTTCTGTCATACGAAGACGGTTTTTAGGATCTAATGGCGTGCCTATAGATTTAGCGTGATCACGTATTGCTTCTTTATTGGCCTTATAAACCTCGTTCAAAAATGGGTTTATTGAGTCACCAAACAATCCACGAAGGCCGTGATGGCCCATAATCTCGTGCATTAACACGGTAAATACGTCTTCTTTATTAGGGATCATGTCGGCAACAAGGTATACCTCGCCAGCGCTCGGGCGATAAACACCCCTTGCACGGCCAAATACGCCACGTTCTTTCTGATCTTCCTTTATTATTAAAGGCAAATCTTCCACTGACTTAACGACGATAATTTCTGGAGCGTTTTTCCAGTTTTTACTGATAATTCCAGAAACCTTTTCAATATATTCAACAGTAGAGCCGCCTTTCTTGCCGCCCATGGACTCGAAGAAAGTTTCTTGGCTACCAGCATCTTTAATTGCTTTTTTAAGGTCTGATAATGGAATGCGCTTATAGGTGTTGAGATTAATACCTTTAGTTGGCTTGCGACCCTGTTCTTTGGCCATCGCGTTCTCGGTATT